CCCCATTGAGGAACGGTGCGATACCCGGTCTGGACTTGGGCGTCAAAGGCAATTGCTAACTTAAGGCAACAAATGGTTGGGGCTCTGTGAAACAGATACAACCCCTGCTTATAGGACTTGGATCTCGATCGGGTTACTAGGGTTCCGTTGATATGTGAAGCTTGAGTAGGGGGTACCGGTCAACCGCCTCCGCGTAGGAAACTACAATCTCATTATACAAGATGACTGCTGTCACTCAGATGATGCATCATTCACCGTGCATACGGTGAATTATGACCACAGTATCTAGATGATACTAAGTCAAGCAAACAAAAAACATATTGATGAGCGACAGCGAAATCAATAGAACTTCGCTAGCGAAGTTCTTCATATGTGTGTACAAGTGTATGTGTGTTTGGCTCAAGCAATCGATGTAGATCTATAGTGTTTCTTGGAAACTTTTCTAGTTGCCACGTTTTGAGATTGAGATTGTGCTGATAGATCAAGGTGTGTTGTATAATGACTTCTTGATCAAAAGACAGTTCAGGTAGTTCCTTATACCATCCATTCACGATGCATTTTATAGTGTCATCAAAACTATCTCCAAACGTCATCAATGCCAATGGCTTTTGTGCCCATTCATAATATATAGGTATCCACTGAGATAATCTATCTGGGTCAATAGGTATGTCTAAGTATGTCATGATCTTGTGCAACAGGTCAACTCCTCTGTGCCATAGATCACTCACGCTGGCTCTAAAATGTGGTTGTGAAAAATCACAGTGATCTGCGAGTCGACTGGCAGGCAATGTAAGTGGTCTTGTATCCAATGCTTGTCGTTCTCTCACATCCCAGATATTTTCCAGTCCAATTTTTTTCCATTGATCAATTGATTTTTTATGGAAACTTTGTTTTCTATATTCTACCTCGGCTTGTTCATCCACAGTGACTTTGTATTTCACACGCTGGTAACCAAAAGGACGAAACCATCTAAGATATTGGTTATCATGTATAAAAATCACTTTGGCATTGTTGGCGCACTGATCAAATATCTTAGAAAATTCATCTGCATTCCAGTCCAGTTCTAACTCACTGAACTCTTTCTCGTCGCATTGCTCAAGATCAAGGTTGAGTATTTTGCGAACATGATCAGATTCGGCAGTACACGGATACATGCTGTATATTCCTTCGTCAGACATGTTTTTTGCCTGTTGCACCATGTCAGTTACATTTTCTATTCCGCTGGGATGATTTCTGTCATGTGCATGTGCATTGAGATCAGTAAGAGGATTGGGTACCAGATCAATCCAAGTTTTCTGTGGAAAAGAATAGTATTGATTTTTTCCTGCTAGAAAATGAATGCTCCAGTCAACAAAAGTACCGCCTATGCTGCCATCACTGAGAAAACATACGATTTTGTTCATGTCATTGGTCCTAGTATTTCAAATCCGTCAATCTCTGACTTGTACAAGTGTGCCTGTTCAAGATACAAGTATTTGAATCCTCTTTGCTTGTAGATAGCACACTCTGTTTTCATTGTCTCTATACCCATGCGTAGTCGAGGTTGATGATAGGTCCAGGCAAACTGATCGCATTGTGCATTGTACTGATCAAATCTGCGTATCAGACTCCATGCTACAAGTTTACCAGAATCATAGTATCCAATCAAGTCAGCCATTGGGTCCAGGTATCTTGAATGGAATATAGGCATCACACTTGCAAAGTGTTTGTGCATACAATAGGTTCTATAGATATCGTCTAGATCAGCCAGTACGTTGGGTTCGCGACTGGTTATATACTGCCACTCCACTGTGGGTTCATAGTTGGTTTGTGCAAGATCGATCCTGGCAAATTGATAAGTCATGATCTACCCGGAAAAAAGTCTTGCTGGTAACCGTCTCGATCTAGATCTAATGTAACACAATGGATACCGCCATCCCAGAAATATCTATGTCTAAGAGGGCAGATATGCGGAGTCACGCCGTGACGTTCAAACGCATCAAACGCCTGTTTATTGTAACCATTCACAATCACGTTTTGTTGATTGATCACAAGAATGTTTACATCAAACACACTTTCTTCAACATAACCTACCCAATCTTGTAACCATGTTTCTACATATTCAATCAGTTCAGTGTCGTATTCGCTGCCTTTGATCCACCACTTGCCTTGATTTTTTTCCTTGAGATCCAAGAAAGATTGTACTTTGCTCCAACTCTCGCCGGGCAAATAAACAACTTCCCAGTCTGGGAATGTTTCTGCATAGGTAGGCATATCTTCTATACTGACGATAAGACCGGGTTTGACAGGTGTGAAACAACCGTCGATGTGCCCGCCAGTGGTCACCAAGTGATTTCTATAGTCTGGAAAAAAATGATTGGTTAGTTTTTTGATGTTGGTGATGTCAGAATCCGCTGATATTCCAAAAAACAAATCTCGACCAATGCGAGTGATGCCATTGGCTGGAATCTGATTTAGAATGTCATGATACTGATTTTCGATCAAAGGATTGCCAGCGGCTTGCACAAGATCGGTGATTGGTTTCCACCATTCAAACTCACCGCTCTTGGATATAATTTCCTTGGCATTGTCTCCGGGTGTGAACTCAAACTCTAACAGATTTTTACATTCTTCTTGTATCCAAGCCGGCAGTTTTTCAAAAGCAGTAAACTCCAATGGCCAATCAGGGCCTCGGAGATTGTTATAATTTTTTTCAGTCCAGTTGGTTGGCATGATACTTCGCCCAGACGATTTTATACTGATGTTGTCATATGGAAACACAAAAAATTGTGATCCAATCATGATCATCTGATCTCTTGGAATCATGCTTATTGGTCCGGGTATGCGACGATTTTGTGTGAGCAATCGGTCTAACTGTACTGTGGGTACATTTGGCCTCACGACCTGCACATCGAACTTTTTAAGCAATGCAACAAGATTTAAAAAGTCTTCTTCTGTTTCAGCGGCGATACGTTCAAACAAACTTCGTAGTCTTGGATTTTTTATGAAACTGTAAAACTCAGGTGGATAACTTTTGCCTACTACACAAACTCGCAACGGATCCCATGGCTGGTGTACACTATACATTATGGTTTCTTGGATCAAGTCGATTTTCAAACAGGCCTTGCAAGTAATCTTCTGGCCAACCGTGATAGAATCCTTTGCTTGCTATCTGTTGAGCACGTTGATCAAGTTCACTTAGACTCTGCACCAGGCTCAATGCGTATTGGCCTTGATTCATGATCACTCCGTTTACATTTTCGATGTCGTCAGGATGGTCTTCTAATGCAATCAAATCTGCTGCTAACAAAAAATCTCTGTTGGCTGATCGCAATCGAGGCAAAAAATATTCAAGTGTCCATTCTACAGGATCGTATGCATAGATGATCACTTCGTATTGTTGCATACCTAAACTAGCACGTGATTCTAGATCAAAATACGGTTCTCGGCCAATGAATATGCCCACAGTACCTTGCAGTCGTGCTTGCCGTGCAAATGGACACGGTGCCCAGTTGCCCAATGCCGGATGTGGAACTTCTACAAAAGTTTCAGACCAGGTCAATATATCATGCGTTACTGTTTTGATATCCATTAGAAGAATGGCAATCCTGATTTCTTAGTTGTTTCCAAGTTTTCTTTGATCAAGTCATTGATCACTTCTCGTTCCTGTATGCCCAGAGCCATGGCTTGATCATAAGTCAGTCCACCTCTCATGAACCAACTCATTTTTAAAGCCTCCTGACGAATCATTCGACAATCTTTATCCATACGGTCGACTAACTCATCAATCTCTTCTGAACCTAGTGTCAGGAGGCGTTGTCGAAAAAACTTGATAAATCCAATGTAAACGGCTGTGTATGTTCATGCTTGCAACTGTTGCAAGTGAGATTCAATGGTTTGACTTCACTTTGTTGTTTGAGTTTGATTGCTTGATCTTTGATCAAGTTAAAACTTTTGCTATCACTGTTTTTTAAATAATCTAAAATGTATTCGTATTCGGTTACCAGGACCTGGGGTGATTTGATAGCGGCTATACTGTTAGCCACTGTGGCCAACGTGGCATCGTTTACATTTTTTATCAATGCTTCTACTTTTTCTGAACGGTCAACATCTGTGAGAGATTCCAACGACCTAATAAATTGCTGTTGTTCCATCTGTGTTTTGTTGTTTTCATTTATGGTGTTGAATGTAAGCGGACGGAAATAAAACTCTAAATCACCAATCTGCAGTGGTACATCGTAATTTCCTGCGGTCAATGAATCATTAACCATGCGTAGATCTACAGTGACATCTTCTACTTCTTTGCATGCCGGACATGTGGTAGAAATATCCATTCCGTGCCCGTAACTGGCAATTCGGATGGCCACTAACACAGCATCTATATCTGTACTGGGCATGCCCCAGGGATCTCTAATAGATGGTACGCAACTTTTGATCACGCTCACTGTGGCGGATCCATTGAATAATGCGTCAGGTGTGCGATATGTGATTTCGTCTACACTGGTCATGGGCAGCACTGGTAATTCGCCATTGGGCGGCATGGATAGCGTGCCTTGTGGGTAGAATTTTCCTTGGCTGGGCAATCTGATGTGGATGGCTGGTTGTCTAAAGTATTGTGTCAGGGGGTTGTTTGGTAGCATATTTTTCCTCGCTAAATATAATTATGACAAAATCAACCCTGATTAAAAATAACAAGGACTTAACATGAGCGGACTTGGAGGCGGACCACCCACCAGCGGAATGAATCCAGCAGAAATGCGGGAATATGCCCGAATACAGGCAGAAGAAAATGCCATTTATAATCGCATCAACGGCGGAGGATCCGCAGCGGGCTTAGACCCGAACGCTCCAAATTACAAACAAATGAAAGCCCAAGCCGAAGAACTTGCTAATAGTTTTTCGAACTTAGCCGGAAATCTAAACCTTGGTTATCAAGGTATGTCGGTTTATAATGCATCTATCAGTCAAGGCGCAGCAACTTTTGGATCTGTACTGAGCGCACTGGGTCCACTGGGCACCGCATTTAAAGCATTGGGTGTCGGAGTTGGCGAATATGCTATATTGGTAAACAAACAAACCGATGCATTATACAAAAGTTATCAAGAAATTTCCAGTGCAGGTGCTGGTGGTAAGGAAGGATTGCAAGGTGTGTTTAACACCATGCAGCAGTTTGGTCTTGGCATTGCTGAACTTCCTAAGTTCAATGCCATGGTCAAGGAGAATTCTGAAAATTTGGCTGCATTTGGCGGTTCAGTACAGTCTGGCTTAAAAGCATTTGGCAATTTAGCCGAAGGAGTCAAACGCACTGGTCTAGAAAGTGAATTATTAAACTTAGGCATAAGTCAAGATAATGTCAACAAAGGACTGGGCAACTTTCTTAAAACAACCGTGCAGTTAGGAAATTCACAAAGAGTGTTGGATATGACAACTAAGGAGCAAGCCAAAGCGGCGGCTGATTATATCAAACAACAAGACTTGGTAACCAAACTTACTGGCGCAACTGCTGAACAACAACAAAAAACTTTAGAACAAGCAATGTCAAATGATCGATTTGCTGCTGATCGATATCTAAAACAACAAGAAATTGATAGGTTAGTGGCATCCGGACAAACAGAAGCAGCAGAAGCGCTCAAAAAAAATATACAATCAACCGACGCAGTTCTAAATGCCGTACCTGACTCAATGAAAACCGGTTTCCAAGATGTGATAGCCGGTGTTGGTACACAGACTGAAGAAGGCAGAAAAATATTAAATGCTATCGGGGAAGATGGTAGAAAAGCACTATTAGATCAAACTAAAACGGCTGCTGAAAAATTAGAAATAATCAAAAACGCCGCAGCAACAAGTCTTGCTGACAATGCTGCGTTTGTTAACGCTGCTGGAAAACAGGATTTTTTACCAGCAATGAATGCTTTGATACAATTAGCTGGTAAACAATTTACCGCAACACAAGGTGCAAAAACTGAATCAGGACAAAAAGATCAAGCCGCAGGTAATGTAGAACTCACACTGGCCAACTACAATGCCATGGTTCAGGAACAAGTAGATATCACACGCAAATTCCAAAACACCATACAACTTGGCATGCAACCATTGTCAACGGCAATGGTAAAAGCTACGGAGTTCATTGACAAGATGGCCGGAGCAATACCAGGATCATCTGGTATCGCTCGTACTGGATCTCAAACCTACATCAATGATAAAGAATACAAAGAACGTGGTGAAACCGAAAAATTAGAGTTCCGTCAGAAAGATGAAACAGTGTTAGATCGTGACTATGCAGCGGCAATTAGAAAAGATCTCAAAGACGATCTAAAAGCAGTAAGAGACACATACCATGATTTTCTTGACGCTTTAAAAAATCGCATGGGAGAGTGGAAAAACGACATACTCAAGTTGAATCCTTTCAAAACTCCATTGTCTTCTGCTTCGCCGTCTTCTCAAGTTCCGGAATCAACTATAACCAGACAGTCGATGGATTCTATGTTAGCAATGGCACGTAATCTTGGTGGACCTAACAATAATTACAGTCCATCATTGACTAATGCTGTATACACACCACCTGTAAGCAGTGAACAAGAAGGTTCTAAATACTCTGCTGCAACCGAATTAGCAACACAATACAGCAGAGATCAAATTGTAGCATTTGCTGATATGGCAAAAAAATTAGATGAGATGATTTCACTCATGGGCAAAAGTGTCAACCTCCAAGGTGATACTTTGCGTGCCACATACAACGCATAGCAATAAATAACACACTATGGCAGAACCAAAACAAGGCTGGAAAAAGTATTTCAAGGTCGCAGATTTATCTGGACAGATGAGCCCAATCGCGGGTGGAAGAGATCAGGGCTTGCCCGGATATCCCAAAAACGATGGCAGACGTACCAATGCTGAGTCTGACTTCAGTTTCCGTAACTACGCCAGCCGATTGCCGGAAGTGTATAGTGGACATCCAAACCGGATTGAACGCTATAATCAATACGAAAACATGGACGCTGACTCGGAAGTCAATGCATGTTTGGACATCATCGCTGAGTTTTCCACACAACTCAACGAACAAAACGACACGCCGTTTGACATAACCTACAACGATGATCCTACAGATCACGAGATTGAAATCATCCGTAAACAGATGCAGCAATGGGTTAAACTGAACAAACTGGATCAACGCATCTTCAAACTGTTCCGTAACACTATCAAATACGGTGATCAAGTGTTTGTGCGTGATCCAGAAACATTTGAAATGTTCTGGGTGGACATGAGCAAAGTAGTGCGTGTGATCGTGAATGAAAACGAAGGCAAACGCCCAGAACAATACATCATCCGTGATATCAACCCTAACTTCCAAAACTTGACTGTGGCAGCAAAGACCACAACTGACTTCATGGTCAACCCAAGTTCCGGTGGCGCTGGCGGTATTGGTGGCAGCATGCAGGGCGGTGGTTATACAGCACCTAGTTCAGCCATGAGTGGTGTGAGTAGATTCAACCGTGCTGTGAATGAGACCTGTATTGATGCCAAGCATGTAGTGCATATGAGTTTAAACGAAGGCTTGGACACTTTCTGGCCTTTTGGCAAATCAATCTTAGAAAACATCTTCAAGGTATTCAAGCAGAAAGAACTGTTGGAAGATGCCATGTTGATCTACCGGGTGCAGCGTGCCCCTGAGCGTAGATTGTTCAAGATTGACGTAGGAAACATGCCCAGTCATATGGCTATGGCGTTTGTGGAGCGTGTGAAGAATGAGATGCATCAACGCCGTATACCTACATATGGTGGCGGTGGGCAGAACATCATGGATTCAAGTTACAATCCACTTTCGATCAACGAAGACTTCTTCTTTCCGGTGGGTGCAGACGGTCGTGGCAGTTCAGTAGAGATGCTGCAAGGCGGTCAGAATCTAGGCGAAATTGACGATTTAAAGTATTTTAACAACAAAATGGCCCGTGGTCTGCGTGTACCAAGCAGTTACTTGCCCACTGGTCCAGACGACTCAGACCGTGCGTTAACCGACGGAAAAGTAGGCACAGCACTGATACAAGAGTACAGATTCAATCAGTATTGTGAGCGTTTACAAGCCTTGATTGTGCAGAAATTAGACGACGAATTCAAGATGTTTATGCGTTGGAGAGGGTTTAACATTGATGCTGGACTGTTCCAGATCAAGTTTAATCCACCGCAAAACTTTGCAAGTTACCGTCAAGCAGAGTTAGATACCACACGTATCACAGCATTCACATCGTTAGAACCGTTACCATATCTCAGCAAGCGTTTCCTATTAGAGCGTTTCTTAGGATTAACAGAAGACGAAATCCAACAAAATTCCAAGTTGTGGAAAGAAGAACGCAGCAAACCGGAACTAGAAACTTCACAAGGGCAAGATCTACGTTCAGTGGGTATCACTCCTGCTGGATTAGAAAGCGATGTGGCCATGGGTCAAGAAATGAGCAATCTCACAGCGCCAGGTGCAGCGCCAGGTGCAGCGCCTGGCGGCACCATTGGATCAACACCCCCGGCACAACCACCGGCCGCTCCAGCGGCACCCGGAGCATAAATATCTCATGATCCTCAATGAGCTTTATGACCGTAGTCCCAGTGCATATCAGGATGTTGCTGCTGATAATACACAGCCTCATCTTGGGCAATTACGCAAGACCAAACTCACATTGATGCAATTGAATAAATTGCGGAAAATGAATGATACTAGAACTTTTGAATACAACGAAAAGTTAAAAGATATTCGCACTCAATACGCACCACCGGCCGCAGCACCGGCGTAATATAGTTGTCTTAATTGACAAAAAAACTGCCATAAACAGCGTATTTTTCCATTAAATCGTAAATATAGATATAGATTTTGCCGGGTGGCAAAATTAAAGAATACCTATAGGAGCCATTTAAATGAGCAAAAACCAGTTCGAACAGTTGATTGAATATGTGATCAACGACGAAGACGCAAAAGCCAAAGAACTTTTCCATCAGATCGTGGTATCAAAAAGCCGTCAGATCTATGAAAACCTCATGCAAGAAGGTGAAAATGACATGGGCTTGACACCTGATGAAATTGACACCAACATGGACGAAGGTGACGACATGATGGGCGGAAGCCAATCTCGTGACATGATCCGTGACGTTGAAGCTGAAGAATCCGGCATGCACGAGGGTGAAGACGAAGACAACGAAGATGATGTTGAATTTGACGACGAAGCCGAAGCGGATGGTGAAGACTTGACCAAGGACATGGAATATGACCATGACGAAATGAGTGACGACGAAGCTGCCAGCAAGAGCGATGTTATGGATCTCTCAGACAAGTTAGACGAACTCATGGCTCAATTTGAAGACATGATGGGCGGCGACGATTCAGGTATGGAAGACGACGGCATGGACGGCGGCGGCATGGGCGACGAGGAAATTGACTTTGACGAATTTGAAACAGAAGGCATGATGGAAAACATCACGCTTAAAGCTGCTCCAAAGCCAGTGACTTCTGAACCAGCCGGAACTAACACCAAGTCTATTACTGCATTCAACAGTGGGCAAGCTGGTATGGAAGGTCGTCCTGTTCGAATGACTGGCGACACTGCAAAAGGTCGTCCTGCTCCTACTGCCAAAGAAATGCCCGACTATCAAGGTGACGGCCACTACGGCAAACCAGGTCCAGCACCTAAGCCAGTGACCACACAGGCTTCTGGCGTTAACACACGTACACCTTTTCCTAAAGGCAAGTAATCTGCGATGAAATACTTACAGGAACATTTAAACTTCAACCAAGCCAAGATTAAAGTCTTGGTTGAAGATGGTCCTGACGGCCAGGGCAAGACATTATACATGGAAGGTATCTGTATCGAAGGCGGAGTAAAGAACGCCAACGAAAGAGTTTACCCTGTGAATGAAATTGGCAAAGCCGTCCAAAGTATCAATGAGCAGTTGCGTGGTGGTTATTCAGTGTTGGGTGAAGTAGATCACCCAGAGGATTTGAAAATCAATTTGGATCGTGTGAGCCATTGCATTGACAAGATGTGGATGGATGGCCCTGCAGGATACGGCAAGTTGAGAATATTACCCACACCCATGGGCCAATTGGTCAAGACCATGTTGGATTCGGGTGTAAAACTAGGAGTTTCGAGCCGTGGTTCCGGAAACGTGAACGAAGGCAACGGACATGTCAGTGACTTTGAAATCGTCACTGTAGATATTGTTGCTCAGCCCAGTGCTCCGCATGCATATCCCCGTGCAATTTATGAAGGACTTCGTAATATGAAGTATGGTCATAAAGTGTTGGAGATAGCCAAAGAAGCAGGGACAAACAACAAGGTACAGAGATATTTGACTCAGGAAGTAAAACGCCTTATCAAAGATCTCAAAATTAAGGAGTAAAGCATGCTAGATGCAATCAAACCATTGCTAGATAGCGGCCTGATCAATGAAGACGTCAGCAGAGAACTCAACGAAGCTTGGGAATCAAAACTGACAGAAGCACGTGAGCAGGTTCGAGCAGAACTACGTGAAGAGTTCGCACAACGCTATGAGCACGACAAGACAGTGATGGTTGAAGCCTTAGACAAGATGATGACAGATGGTCTCGCCGGTGAACTCGCTGAGTTTGCTCAAGAGAAAGCTGCCCTACGTGAAGATCGCGTGAAGTTTCACGCCAAGATGAAAGAAAGCGCCGGAAAGTTCAACAACTTTATGGTGACCAAATTGGCCGAAGAAATCAGCGAACTGCGTAAAGACCGCAAGCAGCACAATGAAGGACTAGAAAAACTAGAAGGCTTCATGGTGCATGCCCTGGCTCGTGAGATCCAAGAATTTGCTACAGATAAACGTGACGTGGTGGAAACCAAAGTGCGTTTGGTGCGCGAAGCACGTGGCCAATTGGAGCGTCTCAAGACACGTTTCGTAAAAGAAAGTGCCCAAAAAATGAGTCGAGCTGTTAGCCATCATCTCAAGGCTGAACTTACACAGTTACACGAAGATGTTAAAATTGCTCGCGAGAACAATTTTGGTCGTCGTATTTTTGAAGCGTATGCTGCTGAATTTGGTGCTACTCATCTCAATGAGAAAGCCGAAGTTCGCAAGTTGCAAAACATCATCGCTGCCAGAGAAAATCAACTGTCAGAAGCCATCAAACTCAGCAGAAAAGCCAAAGTTCTTGTTGAGTCTAAGGAACGTGAAATACGAATCATCCGTGACTCCAATGTGCGTCAAAGCACAATGGACGATCTGCTAAGTCCTCTCAATGAGGAAAAGCGTGAAGTGATGCGTAATTTACTCGAAAGCGTGCAGACACCTCGTCTGAAGAACGCCTTCGAAAAGTATCTACCAGCAGTATTAGCTGAAGGCAAGTCTGTGAAAGCCCGCCAGGTAATCGCAGAAAATGTGTCAGAAGTCACTGGTAATAAAACTGCCCCTCGTCAAGACGAAGACAGTGTTGACAACAGCAATGTGATCGCCATCAAGCGTCTGGCAGGGCTGTAATTTTTTAA